CGGCATCGCTGCCGGCCTTCTTGGCTTTCGTCCCGACGTCGGCGAGCGCGTCGCCGGTCTTCCCGACCGCGGTGGTCCCCGAGGTGCCCATCTCGGTCAGGGCGGCCTCGGTCTCCTTCGACGCCTTTTCAATCGAGGCCAGGCCGGCGTCGGCTTTCTTGCACTCCCCGACAAACTCGGAGAAGTCAGCGGCAATGGTGCTGCTCAGCGCCATCGGGCGGCCTCACGCGGGGCGTGGGTGAGTTCGTCGACCAGGATGCGATAGACCACTTCGGGCAGCTCCTGCAGGTCGCGGTAGGACAGGCCGCCGCCGGTCAGGCGACAGACGGCCAGGTCGGCGGCGACGAGACGCCGATAGAGGCCGTTTTTTTTAGCGCGGCGTCCTCAGCGGCGACGCGGGTCTCGTGCGCCTCGATCGCGCGCTTGATCGCGAGGAACGACGCCTGATCCAGGTTGCGGATCAGATCGCTTTTCTCGTCGTCGCCGAGGCCGCGCAGCGCCGGCTCGGCGCTCCACTCGACGAGATAGGCCAAGACGAGCGCGTCCCCGGTCGCGAGATAGTCGACCCCGGGCGAGCCGTCGGGCTTCTCGCGATACGTGCGTGCAAACATGGCGGTGTACTCGCCGTGCGACAGCCGTGCCTTGACGGTCAGCGTGTCGCCGCCCTCGAGCGTCAGCGTCTTGGTCTCCGGGGTCACGAAGCGAATCATGGTTATCGGCCTTCCGGCGGCCCCAGCGCCGCGGTCAGCACCGACCCGGCGACGCGGACGGTGTTCGGGAGCACCGGGAACGTCCACCACCCGCGCGGCCGCGCGGTGCGCGGCGCCGTGAAGATCAACGGCACTTGCTTGATCCGGTACTGGTCGACCGTCGCGAGGCGCGCGCGTAGATGCCACGCGCGCGCCTCATCGCGGCTCACGGTGAACGCGCGCAGGTCGGCCGCAGGGCGGTAGCCCCACGACAGCGATCCCTGCCGGCCCGTGAGCGCGACGGTCCGAAACATCTACGCCGCCGTCGGCAGCGTCCACGGCCCGGCCGCCATGAACTTGCCCGACAGTTCCGGCGCGCCCTCGGCGTCGGTGTTGATCTCGGCGTCGAGATACGCCTTGCCTTCGAACGCGAAGGGCGCCGCCGGCGTCCCGCCGTCCAGGTCCGTCGAGTCGGGGATCAGGACCAGGAAGCCCGGGGTCGTCGCCTGCGTCGCCTCGATCAGCGTCAGATCCTCCGAGTCCCAGAACCCGCCGAAGGTTCCCGAGATGTCCCGCATGCCCGGCACATAAACCTTGTTCTGGTCCTGAAAGCACGTGACGTTGATCTGCTCGGTCGCGAGCGACAGCTGCCAGGTCTTGATCGACAGGAGCGCGACGGCGGTCGCCCCGCCGGCCCCCGTCGGGTCGTACTTGACCAATCCATTGCGGCCTGCGCGTCTCATGTGGGCACTCCTGTCGGGGTGGCGAGCACGCGATAGCGCCCGCCGTGGTGTTGCCAGCGAATCGTGGGATCGACGTCATCCACTTCGGTGCCGCGCACGCGCTCAACGCGCGCGATCATCAGGCAGCCGTAACCGCTGATCGTGAGCGGCTGGTCCTCGAGCAGCACGTCGATCCGCGCCGCGGCATTGATCGCGGCACTCGGCGACGATCCGAGCGTCACGGCCTTGACCAAGTACTGCAGATCTTCCGCCCCTCGGCCGGGCACCCCGGGCGGGTGCATCTGCCCCGCGTCGTGCGCGCTCTCGAGCACGAGCAGGCAGAAGGCGGTCTTGCCCTGGCCGGCCTCATCCCACCAGACGCCGCCCGGCAGGAGCCCGGCCAGGGTCGCGTCCCCCTGCAGCCGCGCCGCCAGCGCCCGATCGATCTCGACGCTGCTCGACATGTCAGGCCGCCCGCCCGCGCACCGTGACTCCGAACCCTTCCAGCATGGCCGCGACGTCGTCGTAGAACTGCCGGCGCATGCGGATCATGATCGGGATGAGCGTCGGCGTGGCCGGCATGGAGCCGCGATTCGCGCCCCATTTGGTATGCCGGGCCTGCGTCCCGATCTCGTACCACTTCGCGTAGTAGACCGTATTGACCACGCGCGCGACCGCCGCCGTCCACGGGTGCGGCACCTGGACGACCTTCAGCCCGGCGGCCAGGTCGCCCGTCCGCGTCGCGTAGGCCGCGCCGATCGCGCTCACGGCCTCCTCGGCGAGCCGCGTCGCGTGCCGCTGCGCCTGCACGGCGACGTGCTGCGGGAGTTCCTGGAACTGCCGCCGCGTGTCGAGGAACCCGTCGAGATAAATGCGGACCGCCTTCGCCATTACTGCTGGATCTCCTCGGCGACGATCACCAGGTCGCGCCGCGCCTCGTCGGGATTCCGCACGCTGGTGATCTGAAATGTGCGCAGCCCCTTTTCCGGATCGTCGTACTGGATCCGCGCGGCCGTCGTCACGCCCGGGTGATACGCCAGCTCGATCAGGTGCGACGCGGTCGTAATCACCGTCCCCGACGCGGCGCGCTCGAGGTCGCGCGCGGTCGCCGGATTGATGTAGGCATACGCCGTCGGCGGGTCGAGCGGCGCCCAGCCTTCGACAAACCCGCCGTCGGGATCCGGTACCGCCACGCCGGGCCCGTCGAGCGTCACGTACTTGTCGCGCTGCCCGGTACTCATGCCTGCACCGGATCACAGAAGCGCCGCAGCAGCGACACCACGACGGGCGGGGCGTCCTGCACGTCGAGGGCCGGCGTCGCGCCGTCGAGGTCGTCGCCGCGGAAGCGCCAGTACGCCCCGAGCAGGATCAGGATCGCCGCCTGCGCGTCGGGCGGCGTCGTCGTCGCGTCGAGCCACGCGTCGACCACGCTCAGCCCGAAGGCGCTGCGCCCGACATAGCGCCGCACAAACTCCACCGCCGCGTCGACCTTCAACTGCAGATCGGCGTCGCTCGGGTGCCCGTCGGGCGTCGTCAGGCGCAAGTGCCCCTTGGCCTGCGTGAGCGTCACCAGCGGCAGCGTGGCCATCCCTCATCCCTGCCCGCGCTTGACTTGCAGCTGCCAGCCATCGCCGCCCCCGCCCGGTTTACTCCGTGTGGTCGCGTGGCAATGCCAGAGCGCCCCCGCGTGGGTCACCTGATCGCCCGGGCTGTAGACGCGGGCCTCCTCGTAGACGCCGCAGTACCGCGCGAACGTGAAGCGCAGGGTACTGAGCGTCTTCTGCTGGTCCCCGCGCCGGTACCCAAACGTGACGACCCGGTCGTCCTCGGGATCCTGCGTGATCGTGAGCGCGTCGACACTCAGGCCGTCCGCGCCCGCGGGCCCCGGTGGGCCCGGGCGCGTCTCGGTCACCGCGAGCCGTTCCCGCATCGTGCCGATCAGCGGCTCGAGCCGCGCGAGCTGCTCCCCGTAGATCTCGAGCTTCGCCAACACGGGCGCGAGCGCCGCTTTCATCGCCAACGCAAACATGTGTCCCTGGAGCGGGGCGTCGTCAGCCATGCGCGTAGTACTCCGTGAGAAACCCCTTCGCAAAGGCCTCGTCGTCCTCGTCGTCGTCGACCGCCGGCGGCGGCGGGGCCGGCTGCGCGAAGGGCTTCAGCGCGTCGCGCTCGGCGAGGGCCGCGAGCGAGAACATTTGCTGCTGCATGTACGGCGTGTCGCCGCCCTTGACCGATCCGATCCCGAAATACTTTTTCCGCGACTCGTCGGGCGACAGGACGCCGCCGGCGACGCCCTGCTGCGCGGCGTCGGTCTTGGCCTTGGTGTCGAGCCAGATCAGATCGTCGATATCGAATTCCGTCCCGTAGGTGTGCCCGGCGACCTCGAGCAGCCCGAGCCCGTCGTCGAGCGCGTTCTCGAACGCGATGATCAGCGACTGCAGGCACTGGCTGTAGTACTGCTGCACCAGCGGCTCGGAGTTCGCATAGGGCGGCTGATGGCTCGAATCGACCAGCGCGGCCGGCACGTGATAGCAGGAGCACACCGTCTCGACGGTCCACTTGAGTTGTTCGATGAGCTGCGCATCGGCGGCATTCACGCTCATCGCTTCGTACTTGAGCCCGTCGCCGAGCACCGCCACCTTGCCGACGTTCGCGCCGGTGTAGTTCTGATCCCAGTAGTCCTTGAGCCGGCGCGCGGTGTCCTCGGTAATCGACCCCGGCGCCGTGAGCACGCCGCCGGGATTGCTGCCGCTCGCGAAGAACGTCGTCGAGTTCTCCTGAATCTTCAGCCCCTGGAGCGCGACCGAGCCGCAGGCATAGATCGGCGAGACCCCGACCAGGGGATGGAACAGCGGCACCATCAAGTCGTGAATCAGTTCCCGCGCGGGGACGGCGGGCTTCGTCGCGTCGATCTCGGTGACGCCGGCGAGGTCGTTCCGGCCGAGCGCATACCAGACCGAGCCGTCGGGCGCGACCAGCGGCGTCACCTGGGTCGGGTCGAGGACGTAGAGCGCGACGACGACGCGGCGCTCGTCGCGCTGCTTGAGCACGTAGGCGTTCCCGTGCACCAGCTTCGAGACGATCCACTGCTCGGCAAACTTGTTCCAGGTCTGATAGCGATTCGGCTTGCGCAGCACCGGGGAAAACGCCGGGACGTGCAC